ATGTCGGTCAACGTGTCAATGATTGTTTCCTGGTCGTCGTTATTCAACGCCCGGAAGTGGTGGGTTATGGCGACGATGCGCTCGGCGTCGTCCTGAAAATGCGCTGCCGTCGACGCGGCGGTCGTGGTTGCGGTGGCGTCGTCGCGGTGCGACGGGTCGTATCCGCTGGTTTGCTCGTACTCGTCCTGTTGCCACCATGGAGTCTTGAATTCGGTGTGGTTGTTAATCTGAGCAAGCTGGCGAGTGGTGTTGCCGCCGGCGGTGCCCCGGTGATCGCGCAAGTTGTAGTTCATGTAGGTGTAATCGGCGGCGGCAACGGTGTAGACCTTCTTGTGGACGTTGGCGTCGTATTCTTTTTCCCAGTCGTCGTGGCAGGCGGCCGGGAAGTCGGTGTCATAGTCGAGTTGGGTCGGGATGGTGGCGCTGCCGCCCGGCCCGACGTTGAAGCGCAGCCGGCAGTACGTGCTATTGTCGCGGGCGATGATGAAGGCGACCATCCATTCGGCGTCGCCGAAAGCGCGATGGAAGTTCTGTTCGTCGGTGGTGCTGGGCGCGGGCGAGTTGCCGGGGTGAGTGTGAATCCAGATGCGGGCGAAGTTGGTCGGCTGTAGACCGGCGACGGCCATAGTCTCGAAATAGTCCGAAACGGCGTCCTCGTCCAATTCGAGGTAGGCCGTTGACGCTTCCTGCTTGATCGTCTTAAAATCGTAGACGGCCAGCGGGTTTTCTTCGCTGGTGATCCCGAATCCGCCGACTTCGGTGTCGCCGTGGTGAAGAAACCAAAGGAGCTTGGCCCAAGCGTACGGCGTGAAGGTCAGAACGGGATCGCTCGGCAAGACAACGTCCGGCGTTTTGTCATTAGAAAGGGCGGTCATTGGACTCCTCAGTAGATGGGGGATGCCGCTATGTCGGTGGCCATAAGGGTCGCGAGTTTCTTGGCGGCGCGGCGTCCGCGCGCCCTGGCGTTGCGGTCAATACGCTTTTGTTCGGCAACGGCGGCGAGGTGGTCGGCGGCGGTGTTCTGACGCTTGGTCAAGCAGGCCGGGCAGTGCATACCGTTGGTGGAAAGGTGGTCCTGGCAAAACGAGTGCCCGCAATCGTAGCAGGTGAACGCGTGTGAACTGCAAAGGGCCTGTCCGCAGGTGTTGCATTTCTTAGCACAGTGCGGGCACAAGAGCGTGGTGAGGCCTGACCTGGTGGCACATCTTGTGCATCGCATAGCGTGGGCGCTGCAGTAGTGCTTGCCGCAGTCACATTGTGTTTGACAGCGACGGCAAGTTTTTGTGGTACAGCGTTTTCCACTGGTGTCCACGTGATTGCACCGTATGAGGCAATCGTTGCAGACGCGGCGGTGGCAGGCGGGGCAGTCTGTCGCGTGGTATGAGCATTGCGGACATATGGACTTACCGCAATGGTGGCAGTGCTTTGCGCAGTGGCCGCAATAGTGCTCGTGACAGCCTGGGCACTCCATGAGGTGTTCGCGACAGGTAACGGCTTCGCAAGTTTCGCAATACGACGTATTGGCCCACGATCCGCAGATGAGGCACTTACCGATGGAGTTCCACATTTCGAGCGTGGCATAGGCGCTATCCGACTGGTAGCTGTGGAGGGTGGCGAAAATCATGTCCACAAGGTTTAAGATGTCGAAAGCGTTGGCCAGGTTTTCGACATTTATCGCCGACTGACCGGCGCACAAGTGGCGGTCCTGTACGTGCGGGTGTGGGCAGGCCTGCCCGAAGCGCGCGGCGTAGTGCGGTTCGAGGGCGTCGATGGCATAAGTGATGGTGTGGGCTTGAACTGACAAAACGACGTTGAAGCGTCCGAGTGCGTGGGCGAGGCCGTTGTCGTCAATGAGCGTGATGGCGTCCGTGGTGATAGTGATTTGTCGCGTGCGCGGCTCGTAAGCCGGGTCGAATTGCTCGTTGAGGGCAATCAGGCCCGTAAATACGGTGCGGGGGTCAAAGGTGATTACTTCGGGCCTGCCATCGGCGAGAGCGAGACGCGCGAATGACTCGCGTAGGCGCGCGGAGATTTGGTAGATGTCTTGGACGGCCTCTTGCGGGTAGTGCTCGGCCAAGTAGCGACTGGCTCGGCTGTTGAGTTTTGGCTTGGCCAGCAGGCGTTCGGCGCAATTGAAGAGGCTCGTAGCGGTCCGCTTGAGTCTCTGAAACTGCCGGTTAGCTTCGGCGAGGTTGCGGTCCTGGACGTTTGTGTTGGCGTTCGTGGCTATGTAGGCGTACAGCCGCCTGACTTGCTGCTGGGTCATGCTCATTTGGTGACTCCTGGGTCGGTGGTCTGCATCTTCGCTCGCCCCGGCAGTGCCGTTCGCTGGGGATACCGGTACCCGCGAAAAGAGCCTGGGGCAAGCGAAGAGACAGAAAAAGGGCAGGGGGTGCGTGACCTCAATTTGGGTCTCCGCGAGACCCCCTGCCCTACGACCTGGCTACGACTGGTACTAGCGGCCCGCGTCGATCTTTGTCGGTGTGATGCTGACGATGTCGTTGTGCTTCAGGATGGTGTCCGGCCCGGCCTTCTTCTGGTTGACGCGGATGTTGAAGTTGCTCATGTCCTTGCCGCGCATCTTCGCGGCGAAGAGCGACTGCAGCGTCTGGCCCGACTTGATCTCGACCTTGCCGGCCGAACCCGCGCCCACGTTGCTGACGAAAGTGACCTGCGGCATACTGGTGCTCCTTTACAAAAGGTGGATGGAAGATACTGCTTTCGGCGACGATCGCCGAGTCGGTTACTACGTTTGCTGAGGAGTGCATTTTAGGTAAAGCAAATGCGTGTGCAACACCCCACTACTGATCGATAATAAAGATGCGGTCGCCCTTCTGCAGGCGGTACGCGCCGGTGATATTGCGGCGGGCAACAGCCATGTGCCGTGCCGGTCCTCTCGTGATCGGTGCCGAGGTTGCGAAGTCAGACAGGCTGGTTCCGCGTTCGACGTGGATTGTCTCGGCGTGGTTGCCGTCGATGAAGGTAACGGGGATGGTTTTCACTTGGCCGTATCCTTGTAATAGCGGTGGGTCGCGTCGCGGGCACAGGCAACGGTGGTCGCGACTGGGTGGTTTGAGCCAATCGACCGCAGCCAGTGGACGATGTCGGTAATCAGGTCGGCGAGAAGGTCCTCAGGGTCGGTGGTGGGGTCCGAATTAGAGAGCGCGAGGTAGTGGCCCATGACTCTACCGCCTCGGTCGGCGCGTTCGGCGTTGGTTGGCCCGTCGCTCGGCTCTGCTTCGGTGGTGCCGGTATCCAAGGCGTCGGAGAGGACCTGAAGGTCGTCGAGGGAGAGGGCTGCCGCGAGTTCGGTGCCGTTCTCGCCGTTGTGACGGTGTAGGGAGATAGCAAAGGATGCGCGAAGGCGTGCGAGGGCATCGCGGTTTACTTGGCGAGGCATGGCAACTCTCCTTGTGCTGGTGGTCGGCGGCGTACGAATGGTAGCGAGGCTACTGGCACCGGAGTAGCGCCGGGCGAAGTGTCCGCTTGCCAAAGGTGCGAGCCGAGACGGTGGGCGGATGATCGGCGCATGGCTGGTTTGATTATCAGTTGTCCGGTGCTCTCGGCCCACCGCATAACGTATTTGTAGCGGGTGGTGGTGATGTGCATACGGTCGCAAATGACTGCGCGTGGCTGGCCTTGATTGTAAAGTACCGCGAAGGTCGCGATTTCGCTCTCCCCGATGGTCCGCTTGGTGTAGGCGCGGATCGGTTCGTTAGTGAGAGTGTCCTCGGCGAATGTGGCGAGTTCCTCGGGAGTGAGCGGGCGACCGGTCATCACGTCGCAATGTTGCTCAATCCTCTTGGCGTAGAGGTTGATGCGTTCGGTTCTCGGTAGCAGCCTGGTCTCGTTTAATACGCGAGTCATCCGTTCCGACTCCATCCCCGGTGTGTGGCCCCCTGAACTGGTGTTACGCTGGCTGCGCGGCGTCTTGCTGCAGCAAACCGAGGAAGTTGGCGAGAATCTCGTTGATGGTGCCGGCACGGTGGAAGTGGCGGAGTCCGGTGAAACTGGCGTCGCTCTCGTCGCCGACCTGGAAGCTGGACGTGTCGCCGATCAGGTAGACCTCGCAGTTGTCCATGAGGGCTGCGCCGATTTCGATCAAGCCGCCCTTGGCGATCTCGCCGGGCTGGTAGTAGGCGATAAGCAAATGGGAGTAGCTGATGTCGGTGAGGAATTGCCGCCACATTGGGGCGTACTCGTCCTGGGGCACGGAATTCGGCAAGTCGATCCACGTGGCCCGGATATTCAGGCCCCTCCGGCGGAGGGCTCGCCAAAGCGGGGCGTGCTTCAGCTTGGAGGTGACGTAGATGTCGAGTGGGCGGCCGAGGAGGTCGGCGATCTGGCCCTGCAGCGTACACATCCGGGTAACATCGACGACGGCGAGCGGATGGTGGATGCAGGCTTCGTGGCCGCATTTGCAGGCGTCACCTGGCTTGGCGTCCGGGCAGGTGCAGGCGACGTGGCAGACGGGGCAGGCGTCGGGCGGCGGTGCGCATACGTCGAGCAGGGACATATTCGTGTCCTTTCGGTTGGTCTGGTGCGTTCAGTCGGGGAAGAGGGGGGGGGTAGTCTTTGGTGTCGTTCGTGCGTCGCGCCCGGTACAACAAATGCGATAATACGAAAATCGTGGAGTACTTGCAACACCCCACTCGGGGAAAATCCGATGCAATCGTAATGGATACCGCCCGGCCCTGGCCACACCATGAGTAGGCTGTATCAGGGTACCGGGCGGGTCCTGCGCGGCTTACTTCTGGAACAGCGCGGCGAGGGCCTTGGCCTTGGCGTAGTCGTCGCCCGCGCCCTTCACGACCCGGAGGCCCTGGTAGCAGCGGTACTCTTCGGCGCTGAACACCGGATTGCCGGAGGTGGCGATGAAGTTGATCTTCGCCTGGCACTCGGCGGCGTCGGCCTTGAGTTTGTCGAGGCGCTGCTTGAACTTCTCGGTGTCGGTCAACTGCTTGACCGGCTCGGCGGGTTCGATGTCGCTGGCGTGGACGAAGTAGCCGCCGGCGTTGCATCCGGTCAGGTCAACCACGTCAATCATCTGGCCGTTTGGGGGCGTAGTTCGTGACCTTGACGGTGTCGCCCATCTGGTAGCAGTGGGACGAGGTGTTACCGACAATCTTGACGAGCATCCCCTTGACGAGGTCCGCGTATTTCATTTGTGACTCTCCTTATATCTGGGCGATTCGGTCGCCATCCGTTCGACTGATAGCAGTCGTGCATAGAGTACAAAAAATAAAGCAAACGCGGCAACACCCCAAGCGAGGCCCTAGTGGCGAACTCTTGCTGTTGGGGCCGTTGCGGGTGTTCTGAAAAAAAGGGCCGGCCGGCCGCTCGCCTTGCTCAAGGGCGGCGACCGACCGGCGAACGCAGGAGAAGCTACGATTTGGGAGTCAGGTGACAGAGCAAGTGGCCGACGACGGTCGGGTCGAGATCACCTTCAACGTCGTCGGTCAAGTCGTGGTCGGGCGTGGCGTCGCTGATGCGGGCGTAACACCTGCAAGTGCGAGCGAATTCGACGCCGGCGGTGGTCGGCTCTTGGATGACAAACAACTGCTCGGTGTCGGTGAGCATGGTGCAAGTGGCACATCGCTGATACTCGCAATTGAGGCAACTGGCGATCTCCGCGTCGCGATGGCGGCGAGCGGCGGCGTCCTCGAACTTGGCGATGCAGACCGGGCAGACACGCGATCCGCCTTCGGTGCGACGCCAGCCGTACTCCGCTCGGTCGGGTCGGCGGCAATATGTGCAAACGGCGGTCTTGTTCAGGGGGTAGAACGTGCGTTCGGGGCTGGCGGCCTCACACGCCAGGGTGTCCGAATCCATGAGATTCTCGAAGTCCTTGCGGAGGAAATTGGTCGGGAGGTCGTCCTCTTGCGGCACGCAATTGCGGCAAGGGTGATTCGCGTCGTCAACGCCGTGGTCAAGCTGGCGATCCCAGTCTTTGTGGAGGCATTTGTGACAGTGTTTCGCGGTGTGGCCCTGTTCGGACTGGATGACGGCGGTTTCGAGGGTTGCGTTCCCTTCGGCAAGGGCCATTGCGAATTGAGCGTACCGAGCGTTGTTCTTGGACATGAGCGTGTTCTCCTGGTATTGAGGGCGGAACGGCTCTCCGCCGCCCCGCCCTATTGGATTTGGTATTGGTATGGTTAGTGAGTGGTGGGAGTGCGACGAATGCTAGCGGTCCTGGTTGCGGTTCTCCCACATGGCCTGCTGAACGGCGTCCATCGGCAGGCCGGCGTTCGTGTTGAATTTGCTCCAAGCCCGGTGGCCGGTGCCCTTGCCGGTTGCGTCGTATTCGAGGTTGAACAGCATGTCGGACTGAATCTTGCGAATGCGACCCTTCTTGAACACAGTGGCGAAGCTCTGGCCGATGTCGGTGAGCATGTCGTCCAGATTGTCGAGCGTGTCAAAGTATTCGATGCGGAGGGTGAGGGTACGAGTGCAGCGAACGTCGCCCTTAGGGAGCGGGACAGGCAGGCGAGTGACCCCCTGGCTGACCCCCTTGGTGGCGAAGCTCCTGGCGATGGGACATTCGGGGATAGCGTCGTTGTGGATGACGGTGTGGCTCTTGCCGGCGACGGTGGTGGCGAACTTGACGAACGTGTCCACCTGGCGAATGCTCGCTTTGTACTGGGCGAAGATGGCCGGGAGCTTGTGCGGGTACGCGGCGGCGGAACGGGCGATGGCCCCAAGGTCGCGGGGCAAGGCGTTGATCTGCATACGGACGACGAACTGCCGCGTGACTTGCGTCGGCGGGGTGCTGGCCTGGCTCTGCGTGTCGGTGTGGCTGGTGCTTTCGGCTTGCGTGGTCATTTGCGATCTCCTGTGATTAGATAGACACCTTGACTGGAAATAAAGAACAAAAACACAGCGAAGCTATAGAGTGTTGAATGAATGAGGGGCCGTTGTGTTAGAACGGTGCGTGTTCGCCCGTCTCGGTGTCACAGTCGAGGGTGGTCTCTTCGCGAGCGTCGCAACCGCAGGCGTCGCAACCGTGCGGGTGGCATCCGCAGGCGGAGCAATCGTCGGTAGCCCCGTCATCGAGCGTCGGCGGCGTCTCGTAACTGTCCACCCACTGGGCGATCACGTCACCGTGACACGCGGCCGGCTTGCACCAGCAACCGAGACGCTTACCCCGCAGGGCGAGGACAGCGTTGCGAAACTCTGCGTCATTTGCTACGCGTTTGAGGAAGTAGACACGGTACTGCTCGATGGACTGCTCGCGATTGCAGGATGCGGAGATATGGAACGGATTGCCGAACACGGTCTGCCTGTCGATACGCACGTCGTACTGTTCGCATTTGAGATTCACCACCGTCGTCTTGAGCGTTGCCATTGTGAGACTCCTTGCGTTTTGTCCAAACGTACCGAAGCAGAGATTCTGCTTCTTGTCAGTACGCTTGTAACGCACCTTCACCGGCCGTGACGCAGGGGGCTTGTTTCGGACGCCTGCGTCCGAAATTTTTAGTGTTCACCAACGGCTGTCTGAAAAATACTACCTTGACTAAAAAGCGGGGCAGTAGGTCGCGGCAGTATGCGACCCCGATTTTTAGTCAAGGTGGAGATTTTTCAGGTTGGTGGACACTAAAAACCCCTTGCGTCTGCTACGGCCTAGGACTCGTGCATTACAAGCGTACTGACTGGCCGAGTAAACCAAAGTGGAGTGGACGCCGTCGCAGAGTCGCCACGCGATTCTGCGGCGTGCGGCCGTGCTCACGACACCTTTGGTTTGCGAGCCGCCGCAGCCGTGGCAATGGCCGCTCAGCAGAGCGGACTACAACAGACGCGGCGGTAGAAAAAAGAGTCTGGGCGACCGAAGTGGAGCTAATTCCTCCAGGTTAGTGCTGCGACGGATGTTAGTGTCGCAGCAGCTAGTGCTCCCGCAGGGCGGCCGCTTCGGCCGATCTGTTTTTCCTTCTTCTTTTGGGCGGGCGTTGTTGCTGTTCTACTGCCCGCCTGCCGTTTCTTTTTCTTTGCTTCGCCCTGCGATTGAACGAAGATTGCGGGGGTTGGTCGCTTCTTCTCCCAGTGGGAAAGAACTACCCACTGGACACAGAAACGGGGTCGAAGTGGGAAGAAAGACCCGTTTTTCGCTTTTTCTCCTTCCCCCTCTCCCGCACGCGAGACCCGTCCCGGAACGATTGCGACTGTTGTGCAATTGCCCTGTGTGCTGGCACGGAACGGTGGCCGGCGGGGCAACGAACCGCCGGTCACGCGAGCCGTACCCCCGGTGGGTACATCCCCCAGCGCACACACAGTAGGAAACTCCCCAACCTCTCCCCCAACCGACCCTATTCTGTCCGTGTGTCTGTTTTGGTGCCAGCCTAAGCTACAAAACGCCACTTCGGCTTCTTTCCCCTACACGAGAATCCTATACAAGTGGTAGGTAGGTAGGGTAGGTAGCCTACCTACCCTACCTACCTACCATCTCTATAGAATTTCCCTATAGCCCCCCCCTTTGATGAAGAGGGATTACGTAGCGGGGCGATTTGCTGTCCTCTATGGGGTGTTGCGCCTCATTTTGTCTGTGGTAACATATCAGTGTAGTCAATGGAGCAACAAATGACTCGGTTTAACAACCAATTTGAGGAAATCGCCCTGATCTTTCGCGTTTGCGTTGACTGTAAATGCTATTTCGAGCAAAAACGCACTGGTCGTCCCTTTGAGCGTCATCGTTGCGAAAAGTGTCGCGAAGGGTTGATCGCGCAAAACATAAAAAGAATGCCGCATTTGTTCGCCTAGAGGAGATTGCGATGGCAAAGGGTAGTTGGCAGCGTCCGAAAGATCAAGCGAAGTGGGATGCCGGCTGGGACTTCTGGAAGAGGAGCGAGAATGCCAGGCGAATCGACGGACACAAAGCGATTGCGGGCGGCGCTGATCCGGTCCCTGTGTCTGACGGCGAAGTTGCGTGCGCATGTGTTATCGCCAGTTGCAAGGTCGCCGGCCGCGATTGCAGTAGCTGCCCGTTTGAAGCGGCTAGTCGTGCGCGAATTTGAGGTTGAGTACGGATTTGCGCCGGACTTGGTGGCCAGGTGGGCGGTTGAGACTGCGGTACGGTTGAATGTGGTGTGCAGGTGCCCGGATCGGCCGGGATGGTGTGGAAAAGTTGACTCAGATTGTGGCTGCGGGTCGCCGGAGGCGAATAAAGCGGTGAACGCGGCTCTGAGTCTGGCGTGTGGCGTCATAAGGGAGGCAAAAGATGGCGAATCGGTTTCCGGCGAATGTGAAGGCAATTGCTCGTGTGTGTCATGAGGCGAATCGGGCGCTGCTGCGCGGCCTCGGGCAGCGCGTGCGGTCATGGAGTCGGCAGACGGCCGGGGTCCGGCGCGTCGAGTGCGATCTCGTTACGTCCTATCTTGCCAACCCCAGTGCCCAGCCGGTTACGCAGGATGCTGGCGATGTGATGTTCCTGGCTATCGTCCGCTCACTGGCCACGGTGACGTTCCCTGTCCCGGTCGTCGCTGCTCCGGCGGTCGCCGCTCTCATAGGGGGTCTGGCTGCGACGGCGGCTGATGCTACCGCAACCGTCGAGGCCGCGCCGAACGATCTGCCGGTTGCTGTTGACCCGGCTCCGCAAGCCACGGCGAATGTCTAGTTCCCCCTTGCGACGGGTCCGGGGGCGAAACCTGGCTGTGGCCGGGGTTTTGGTGGGGTTCGCCCTCGGGCTTGTCGTTTGTTTGTTCCTTTGGGAGCGTCTGAATGCACTTCATTGAGCGCACACTGCGCGTCTTTCGTGGCACCTCTTTGACTATCTCCGCTATTTGGCGCGGATTTGGTCTGGACTTAGTGCCGTCGGTCTACTGCGATTGGTGGCACGATTCGTCTACTGACGATTGGCACTTCAAGGTGGTGTTTGGGTTGCTGTCTGGCGAACTTGTCTTTGAGGCGGTGGATCATGGCTGATGAGGTTGTCCCTGGCGCGTTCATTCCCGGCGTGAACAATCTTCATACCGGTCGTATCGATCAACCCCAGCCTACGGCCAAGAAGGTTGCTGGTCGCCTGAATCCGAATGAGGCTTGGGCGGCCGTTTCGGATACCCACAAGATCGGGGATCGCGTAGTTACCGTTCCTGAACGCATATTTTTGCAGGCGATCATGGAGGGCTTTCCCCCCGGCGAGGCGTACATCAAGGCGTATGGCGAGGAAAAGACCATTTATCCTCGTCAGAATGGGTACAACCTGCGCCGCAAACTTGAGGGCGCTTTGTTGCAGGAGTTGGAGAAGCGTGGTCTTTCTACTAATAAGCTGGTTGAGAAGTTTGAAGAGGGCCTTGAGGCGTGCTCCGTCGAATACTTCTCGGACAAGGACGGGGTGGTTCAGGACGAGCGCAAGGGGCCGGACCACGAGTGTCGGCGGCGCTATCTGGATATGCTCCTGAAGATGCGAGGCGAATATGCTCCGGCCAAGGTCGAGACCGAGACGAATGTAACGGTACGGAACGGCCAGGTTGCCTCTGAGATCGAGTTGAAGCAAATGCTTGGCCAGATCGCGCAGGACGTTGGCGACGTGGTTGGAATGCTTGAACAAGACAAGAGCCTGTCGGATGCTGAGTTGCGGCGACTGGCGGCGGGAGGCGGAAGTGGCGAATGATAAGGCTGGTGTTTTCGAGAAGGGCCGTCTTGAGGGCCGCCGCGAGGCTGGAAACGCCTTTATTTGTTATCTTGGCACCGAGTGTGGTGTTGAGGCCCTGTCTGACTTTCTGGACGATGATGACGCTTTTGGCCCCCTGGCCGATATGGACTGGCCTCTTTGCGGCGAGTGCGGTTGCCCGATGATTGTGGACCTGACCGGCCGGCCCCTTGAGTGTGCGAATCTGGTGTGCGTGACGGCCGAGGGGTTTGATGGAAGCGACTGAAAAAACACAGCGGCAATTGCGCGAACTGGCCCGCGTCGAACCTTTGGCCTGGATCGAGTCCAGGCTGTGGATTAAGAATAAGGCTGGCACGATCCTTCCTTTCCGCCTTAATACGCAACAGCGGCGATTGTACGCCCTGGTGCGTCGGCTTCGTAAAGAGGGCCGTCTTGTTCGGATCATCATTCTGAAAGCGCGCCAGATTGGTTTTTCCACCGCAATTGGTGGTTTTATTTTCGAACGCCTGGTCAATGTGGCCAATCAGAATGCTCGTGTGATTGCCCATGAGGTTGATGCCGCCCAGCGCGTGTTTGACATGAGCCGCCGGTTTTATGACAACATGCCGACCGAGGATAAGCCGGCCTCAGAGTATTCTAACAGGCGCGAGTTGCGGTTTGTGCAGCCTTGCGGGTCGGCAATCGAAATCGAGACGGCCCGGAACGTGGCCGGCGCTCGATCTTCTACGGTGCAATTCGTCCATTTTTCGGAGGCCGGATTTTATGGCGGTGATGCCAAAGAGGCAATGGGTGCAACCCTGGCGTCGGTGCCTAAGTCCGTTGGGACCGAGGTTTACGAAGAGTCCACCGCGAATGGGATCGGTAATGAGTTCCACCTTGACTGGGTGCGAGCCGTTACTGGCGAAAGTGACTTCCTGCCCTTCTTTGTAGCCTGGCACCAACACCCTGAATACCAGATGGCCTTGACGCCCGACTTCAAGCGGACTGATGAAGAGGAGGCGCTTGCGGCCCGGTATACGCTCACCGACGAGCAATTGATGTGGCGGCGTTGGGTGATCCGTAACGATTACATGGGGGATGATCGTCTCTTCCGCCAAGATAATCCCTCTTGCCCCGATGAGGCGTTTCTTACCTCCGGTTCTCCGGTGTTCGATCAGCGCGAGGTTCAGTGGCAGCGCACTAATTGCGTTAAGGAGCCGGTTGGCTGGCGTGACATTAAATGGCCAAAGTTCGCCGGCTGGAATGGCGGTTTGTATGATGACGACAAGATAACGATTGTTCCTTCCTCTGGTCGCGGTTTTGCCTTCTGGCAATTGCCGACCGAGAAGGAGTCGTGGCGGGATTATTTGATTGCGGTGGACGTGGCGGAGGGTTTGGCGCATGGCGACCTTAGTTACATTACCGTTTGGCGTCGTTCGGACATGTGCCAAGTTGGCGAATGGGTTGGCCACGTCGATCCAGACGAACTTGGATTGCTCGTCTGTGGCATTGGTCGATTGTACGGCTATCCCTGGGTTGGCGTTGAGGTCAATAACCACGGTCACACGACGGTTGCTGCCCTGAAGCGGCTGCGTTATCCGCGCATGTATCACCGGCGGCAGCGCGACCGGGCGACCGACACGATTGAATTGAAGTTGGGCTGGCTTACTAGCAGCGTTACTAAGCCACTTATGATTGGCGCGCTTGGGGCGCGGGCGCGCGACCGGGAAATGACTGTCCGTAGCACGGAACTTTGCCGGCAGCTTGGTATTTACATGCGCAAGCCCGACGGCGAAATGTCTGCCCCGAACCTGATGCACGATGATGGCGTGATGTCTGCTGCAATTGCGTGTGCACTTCAGGCCGATATTCCCATGCCGGTGATCGAACGTATCCCCGATTTGGTCATCGTTCGCAATGAGATTACCGGCTATGAGCGATTGGCTCAATTGCCTGGCCAGACTAAGGCGGGATTCGAGACTGACGATTACTCGTTAGTGACGGGTTACAACACTGGGGGTTAAATGCGTACTCAGACGGCGCTGGTGGCTGGTTGTATTCACTTTCCTTTTGAGGATCGTCGGGCTGTCGATTGTATGGCGCAGGTGGCCGAAGCGGTAAAACCGGATCGCCTGGTTCTGGTTGGCGACGTGGCGGATTGCTGGCATTGGTCTCGTCACAAAGCGTCCTGGCTTGAGTGGCCTAAACGGAGGCTCGAACGTGATCCTGAGTCGGAAATTGAGTATGTGCGCGATTCTGTCGCTGACCTGTCTCGGCGAGTTGGGGCGTCTCATTTGGAGTGGGTGGCCGGCAACCATGAGGATCGGGTTTACCGTTGGTATCGCGATAACGCTCCCGGTGTTTTGTTGTGGGCTGATACGTTCGCGGCGAAGTTTGGAGTAGCCAGCCTCGGGTTCAATTATCATCCTTTTGACTTTAAGTTCAACGGCGTGGGGTTCCTGCATGGCTGGTTTGCCACTTCGAGTCGCACAAACGCGAAGCGAACGTATGAGCGGTATGGTACGGATTGCGTCGCGGCTCACGTTCACCGCGATGAGGAGTTTGTTGTACGTCACGCTGGGACTGGACTTCATGGATGTCATTTGGCCGGCTGCCTCGCTCTTACTGACCCGCGCTGGACTTCCAAGCCCGACTGGCACCAATCGTTCCTGATCCTTACGTTTATCGGCCGCCAGTACCACGTGGAGCGCGTTCGCGTGATTGATGGCGAGGCGATTTATGGCGGCACGCGCTTTTGTGGCCGCGAGCGGTGAGGGTGTTGCGCGATCTGATATTGTGTGATACCCTATGCGCTTCCCTGAGGAAATTCTATGAGTCGTAAAAATCGTCCGTTTGACCGTCCTGCGCGCGATCCTTCGCAGTCCGTTTCTGCTCGTCACGCCGACGGTATGCCTGGTGGCCCTCCCTCTTTGGACGGTACGCCTCCGATGGGCGGCGCTCTCGGCATGGGTGATTATACCGGCACTCTTAATGGCCCCGGTATGCGCCCTGGCCCTGGCATGATGCCCGGTGGCGCTGGCGCTCTTGGTGGTGCCGTTGATCCTTCGCAGCCTTCTTCTTTCGATTCTCCGTCTTTTGGTGGCGGCCCGGCGATGCAGGCCCCTCCGTCGATGGAAGAGTTGGCGATGCTCATGGCGATGCAGGGTGGTTATCAGCCTCCCGACACGTTTGGTGGCTTCGGGGCGGTCGGTTCTGGCGCTCCCGGCGGCCTGGCTGGTCCTGGTGGTGCGCCCGATGGTCCTTCCGGTGCTCCTGTTCAGCCTCTTATCGGCGGATCGGAGCAATTGGACCCGCGCGACGCGCAGCGAATTGATGTTTCGTACGAAGTGCCGATCATTGATTCGCCGAATTACGCTACTGATCCTGAGATTGCCAAGCGGGCGCTGGCTCGCGTGAAGGATACGCTCCTGGCGGCTCAAGCCGAGCGCGCCAACCTTGAACGGCGTTGGTTACGGTTTTACCGGCTTTATCGGAGCGTTTCTACTGACCGGAGTTACAAGGGCCGCGCCAACCTGTTCGTTCCCAAGACGTATTCGACGCTTCGTAAAGTTCTTCCTCGTTTGGCGCAGCGTCTCTTTGGCGAGGATAACTGGTTTGCGATGCAACCGCGCGATCCGTCCGATAAAAATCGGGTGGAGGCGTGCGAGGCGTTGCTTTTGTCGCAACAGCGCCGTCGCGGGTTTAAGCCCGTTGTTAAGCGCGGCCTGAAGTCCTGTGGCCTCTATGGCACAATGGTCGGCAAGTTGCTGTGGGAGAAGTGGACCCGGAACGTCAAGCGTCGCGTGGTTAATCAGCTTCCCGCCGCCGGCGGCGCGCGTACCGTTCCGCAGGTATCGTTTGTTGACGATGTCGAGACCGTCTTTGAGGGTCCGACCTATCGTGGCGTCGATTTGTTCAACGTCTACCTTCATCCGCTGACTGCCGACCGGATTGAGGAACTTGACGCGGTGATTGAGCGCGTCGAGCGCACTGAGGCCGAGTTGCGCGCGATGGCGGCTCTTGGCATTTACGTGAACGTGGACGACTTCTGCCGTGGTGCCGGCTCGATTAACACCGGCCGTATTATGGAGCGAGAGGCGACGGCTGGCCTTGGCATTGTCGGCTCGATTCAAAAGGCGCACAAAAAGTTCGCTATCCATGAGTATTGGGGGCGATTCTCGCTTCCTTCCACCAAGCCCGACGGCACGACGGCGATGGAAGAGTGCGAGTGCGTCATTGCAATCGGCGAGCAACGGTCGGTGTTGCGGGTTCAGCGCAACCCCTTCTGGCATGGCCGCAAGCCGTATGTGATGGCCCGTTGGGACTCAATTGATGGCGAAATTTACGGGATCGGCGCGGTTGAGCCGCTGGCAAAGTTGCAGCTTGAAGTGAATGACACGCGTAATCAGACGATGGACGCACGCACGTTTGCTTTGAATCCCGTCCTGGTAACGAGTGATTCGTCCGGTCTGAAGGAACAAGACCTGGCTCTTTATCCTGGTCGGAACATTCGAACGACTGACATCAGCCAGGTGAAGCCTTTGGCGATGCCGGACGTGACGAATACCGGCCTTGAGGGCGAAAAGCGCGCCCGCGATGACATGGATGAAGTTGCCGGCCTGAACGAGATCATGACTGGCCAGGGTTCGGTGAACCGCACTCCTGGTACGACGGTTTCGGCGATGATCGACGAAGGCAGCCTTCCGATCAACGACGTGGCCGATAACATTTGGAACGAATTTCTTATTCCGCTGCTTGAAATGTCGTGGCAGTTGAATGAACAATTCATCACTGAGCCGCAGGTTGTGCGCGCGATTGGCAAGGGTGGCATGGATTGGCTTACGGTTGATCCGGCCGATGTTGTCGGTTCGTATGACTTCAAGTTGCTTGGTAAAGACCAGATTGCGACGCGAATGTCGCAAGGTCAGCAGTTGATTAACTTCCTGCGCGACGCTGCCCCGTATATTCAACAGCAGCCTGGCTTGGTTGACGTTGGTGAGTGCCTGAAGCGCGTTTTGCGGGGTATTGGGCAGGAGAACGTGGAGGCGCTGGTTCCCGATAATGCGCCGTCGCTTGGACGTGACCCGAACGAAGAGAACATGGCGTTTATCGAGGGTGTGGCCCTTGATCCGCAGCCGAACGATGATTTCCATACGCATTTGGCCGTGCATCAGCAACTGATGATGGCTCCTGAGTTCCAAGAGCAAGGTTCTCCGATTGCCAAGCAGTGCGTACAAGAGCACATGCAGGCCACACTGGCTCTTTTGGCGCAGGTTGAAGCGCAACAGGCCGCACAGAAACAGGGTGGCGGTCAAAATAGTGGCACCCCCCGCAGTCCCAGCGATACTGGGCCGGTTGCTGCGTCGCGTGAGAATGGACAGATTCTTGGAGGTTCACCCCGCTAATGAGTGAGGAAAACAAGGCTGGTCGTGATCGTGTGTTGCAGGTCTACAAAGAGTCTGATGAAGCTGAACAGGCTCAAGAGGAAGTCGCTGCTACTGAGGGCGTTGCGCCCGAGGTGACTGATGCCGAGCGGGTTCAGATTGGCGATCTGTCCAGTGTCGTCGGTCATCCTGGCTTTGCCGTTCTCGAAAAAGCCGGGACCGACCTTATCAACAATCTGAAGGAACAGGCCCTGACTGCTCAGAATATCGAGCAACTGGCCTCGGTTGCTGGTCAGATTAATGGCATTCGCTGGACTCTTGGTCTGCCTTATCTGGCCCGAAAGCGACTGGCTGACATCGTGTCGCAGAAGTCGTAGTGGGGTGTTGCGCCCCGTTTTGTTTGTGGTAACATGTTGTCTGGGGTGTACCACTTTCGTGGTCGGTGGTTGTTCGTCGGCGGACGTTAAGCGTACCGATTGCAACGCGAGGACTCGTCGGTCCTCTTAAACCCGAGACGTTAAAGGAGGCGTTTGTGGAAGACGTGAAGGTTGCTGGTGCTGCGCCCGCTGCTGGTTCTGCTGGTAGTCCTGCTGCTGCCGCCGCCGCCGCTGGCGCGGCTGCTGCTGGGGCTGCTGGGTCGGCTGCCGCGAGTGCTGCTGCGGCGGGGTCGGGTGCGAGCGCTCATGTTCCGTACGAGCGCTTCCAGGAAGTGAACAAGAAGGCTCAAGAGTACGGGCAGATTCTTGACAACCTGGGCAACGACCCCGAGTTCAACGAGTTCGTGAAGTTGCGCGAATCTGGCAAGAGCCTGAAGCAGATTCTTGCTGACGGTGGTACGGCTGCCGCCGGTGCTAATACGGCCGTTGCTGCGGCGCAGGCCGCCGGCCTTGGGCGATCCGATCTGGATAAGCTCATGGCCGACATGAAGCGTGAGATTGGTACTGCGGTTGGTCCGCTGCAGCAACAGTATTATTCGCAGGTTTACGAGCGAATGGTGGCTGATGCCGAGCGGGAGTTCGGGCCGGCTTTTGACCGGATTAAGCATTTGGATGAAGTGCGTGGCATTCAGCGCCGGATTCCCGGCCTGAGTGTCGCTGAAGCCTTCCGTCTGACGGCGGCTTTTGATGGTGCCCTGGCGGCTGGTGGTCTGCGGGCGATTGCTTCTGGCAACCGCACTGCGGTTGGTGAGAGGTCTGGTGGTCAGACTTCTGGTGCTGCTCCTACGATGGAACAAGCCGTCGAGGCCGCAGCGAAGAGTGGCGATTGGCGGGACGTTATCCGCATGAAGCGCGCCCAGCGACAACGCTAGGCGCAGTTTGAGGGGGATGTGTTATGGCTGGCGATGCTCCTGCTCCGTATGTTCTTGGCGTTACTGGTGGCACCGTCGCGGTCCGCGAGGACCTGAGCGATGTTATCACGATGATTTCGCCCTACGAGACGCCGCTTCTGTCGGCGTTTAAGTCGGGGTCCTGCACTCAGACGAAGCATGAGTGGCTGCAGGACGCCCTGACTCCGCCCAGCGCGATTAACGCCGTGCTCGAAGGTTCTGACGCCTCGAACGACACGATCAAGGTTCGTACCCGGCTGGACAACGAATGCCAGATCGTTCGCAAAGTCGTGCAGGTGTCTGACACGCTGCGCGTGGTTGATAACGCCGGCGTGAATGACGAATACGACTATCAGGTTCAGGTGAAGCTGAAGGAACTCGGCCTGGACATCGAGTACGCGATTCTGAACGGCGTGAAGGCTGCTCGCGGTGTTTCCACTCCCGGCCAGATGGACGGCGTGTTGGCCACCATCGCGACCAACAAGGTCAACATGGCTGGGGGCGCGATCACTGAGCAGTGCCTTAACGACGCTATCGAGATGGCGTGGGTGGCGGGCGGTAATCCCTCGCAGGTGTTTGCCCCGGCCAGCACGAAGCGCAGTATCAGCCTGTTCACCGGCCCCGGTATGCGGACGCAGGAGATCAAGGGCGATCACAAGCTGGTCGTGACCGTTGATGTCTACGAAAGCGATTTCGGGACGGTCGAGATTCACCCGCACCGTTTGCTGCCTTACACCCAGCCGACGACCGGCCCTGGTGCCCTGACGGCCGCGAACAATAACACCCTGGTTCTGGACATGACGCACTGGACGGTGGCTTGGCTGCGCCGGATCACCGATACGGAACTGGCTCGCACCGGTTCCAGCAAGCGCGGGATGATCGAGGGCGAACTCACCCTCGAAGGCCGCGCGGAAAAGGCTTCGGCGGTCATCACGAATTACGTGAACGTCGCCGCGCCCTCTGCCTAAGGGGCGGGGTCGATGGAGGGGGTAGGGGTGGTGTTTGCTGAGAGGCGGCACCGCCCTTTTTCTTTCTCGGAGGTTGCATGGAACTCGGAATTGGTTTTGGCAGCGTGGCGCAGCGCGATGATTACGTTGCGCAGCTTGAAGAAGCCAAGCTGGCTGGCCACAAAAATATGCGGTTGGTGGCCAAGATTCCGGCGACGATTTGGTGGTCAATGATTGCCGTTGACCCGCAGTATTGGCATAAGCCGGAGAATCTGCGCCGGTTCAATATCGAGAACATCCTCGCCGGTCACGTCGAGGTGGGGGTGAAGCGCCATGAATCCGACGGAAATGCAGCTTCTCGAAAGCTGGTTCGAAGCTAAGGCCGAGCTGATTGCAAATGCGGCGGCTAAGGCGGCGGTTGGGGAATTCAAAGAGCACTGCAAAGAGGTGCGTGCCGGCTGCCCTGGTTTCAAGTTGGCCAAGTCTTTTAACCGGCTTGCGGGGATTGCTATTGGCGCGGCGGTGACGGCGGTTGTGGCGGCGGTCTTTGCCTGGCTGCATAAGGGGTAAATCATGCGTGTGGTGGCTCAAGATCAGTACGTAAAAGCGATGAAGCGGGCCGTCGGCGTTACGCAATTGACGACCGACGACGCCCTCGTGTTCGCTTCTATGGCGGCTGATGCTACTGCGCGCGTGGCTGACAGTGCGATGTGGCGCGATCTGTTGACGCAGTTTGTGGCTTCGGTTTCTGTTGGACAGTCTTGGGTGGCGTTGCCGGCGGATTTCAAGCCCGAGCCGAATGGGTCTGTGGTGGTTTCCTTCGTTTCGTCGGCGACTGGGGCCACTAGGCGCCTGCCGATTGTGTTGCGTCGGTATGGTGGCGTTCCTTCCGCCTTGCCGACCGTTGCTACTACCGAGATTCCCGCCGCCGTGGCTCATGTTGAGGTGGTGTCGTTTGTTGATCCCGCGACTGGCAATCCGGTAGCCTGGTATCTGCACTTTCTTGGCGGGCGGGTTGGCTCTGATCTTCATCATGTGCGCGATTACGTATATCCGGCCGTGCAGTCGGTTGAGGCCGGCGCTGTGACGGTGAATTACTATCGGACGTTTATTGCTTCGCTGCCCTGGCTGATGCCGGCGGCTTTGTCTGAGGCGTGTGAGGCTGAGGCCGTCCACGCGATTATGAAGGATCGCGATCACGCTAATTCCGAGGCGCGAGCGGTTGATGCTAAGCGGGCGATGGATCGGGCTTTGGCCGTCTTGGCTGTTGATCGGATTGGCGAGCATGTGACGCTCGATCCTGGCCACTTCCCGACCGGACAGGGCGTTACCGAGCCTGGCACTGGTCAAATGTGGGGTATGGTGGGGTAACATGAAGGTTCCGACTTTTCATGGTCTGAATAGCGACGCGGATGTCGGCGATCTTCCGCCGGGCACCGCGACCGCTTGTTTGAATGTGCGGATTGAAGATGACGGTCTAGTGAAGCGGCGCGAGGGTATTACGCGCCTCTCGGCGACCCGGCCGGCGCACTGGTACAGTCAGTATGGGTCTCTGGCTGCCGATGCGACTGAGGGTTGTCTCGATTTTGAGGGGCGGCTTTTGCGGTTCTGCGGGACTGGTAACGTGCAGTATCTCGGCGGCAGTGAGGTGCAATTGGGCTGCGGGCAGCCGACCGCCCCGATTGGTGTCTACATTCGCAACTGGTCGTATGTCGCCCCCGACGAGACGGTCGTACTTGACGGCGGTGGGGTGTTGAAAGGGTGGTACCGTTACGTGTATACTCTCTACGATCCGATTCACGACGTAGAGGGTCAGCCTTCGGCTTGTTCGAACCCGGTTAATTGCACTGCTCTGACCGGCAACGGGCTTCAAGTTTACATTCCCAATCTGGTTGGGTTTGCTAACTTTACGCACGTGCGGATTTATCGTACGCGGGCCAACACGGATGGCTGGTTTTTGCAGGACAACGCTTTTCGCCAGGTGTACTCGAAACAGTATTATCGCCTGATTACTGTCCCGATTGACACTGTTACGGTGATGCCGATCAGCGTGGCGCGTGCTCCCGGCGGTGATAATGGGTGGATTGCCGGGACTGATCCGGTCATTAACCTTAGTGTGACGGTTGATAATCCTGTGACGGCGAGATTTGTCGGTACCGCGATTTATGACAACCTGGTTGATGGCTTGCTGGATATTCCCCTCTCGCATGAAGTGGGTTGTATGCCGAACGGCGACTTTGCTGTTCAGCACATGAACCGCGTGCTGGTGTCTGGTAATAGCGATCATCCGCGACGCGTCTGGTGGTCGTTGCCTAATCGGCCGGAACAGTGTGCGATTCGGCATACCGCGCCCGAGCCGGTGATGTCTGGCGACTCTGAACATCATTGGCGGTGGCCTGGCTACGTTAGCGGCTATCAGTTGCCGCCGCGCGAGGCGTTTGTTGAGGTTGTTGGCGGTGGTGATGGGTCGATTGTTGGCCTTGGTATTCAGGGCGGTCGCGTGGTGGTGATTCTGACGACCGGCATTACGCTCCTGAATATGGCTGGCGAGGGGTATACCGAGGTTCCGACACTGTGGGCGATGGACGGCGGCCCTGGTGACATGACGGTGGTTACGTCTACCGCTGCTGTCTGGCTCGATAAGTCTGGTGTCTGGCGGTTTGATGGCGATGGCGTTCGGGACATTTCCAGGCATGTGCTGAAGAATTGGATGCTGGGAATTGACTGGACGAAGATGTCGCTCTGTTCTTGCGGCTGGTGGCCGCGTGAACATGAGGCGTGGTGGTCGGTCTGCATGGTCGGTGACACCGCGCCGTCAATGATCCTGGTACTCAATCTGAATCGTGGCGAGTTTTATTTGCATCAAATGCCCGTCGCGGTGCAGTCGATGGCGACGGTCGGCGATGACCTGCTAATGCTGATGTCGAATAACGCCGTGGTTAAGTGCAATGGGTCGGTGTTTGACGATTACGGTACGGTGGTTGATTTCGCGACCGCCTTTCAGTTGCACCTGAAGCGGAACGATGGCGGCGATGCTGTTGCCGGTATTAAAGACGTGTTTCGGTGGGTGAGTTTTCAGTTTCAGGCGCTCGATTCGTGCGCCCTTGGTCTGGCGGGCGTGAATCGTCGGGATACGACGGCCGATGATCGGTCCTATGTGGTTTCTCTGACCGATCACTGGTACCACTTCATGGCTGATTCCTGGCTTGAGTATTTGCGGGTGACGCTGACGCGGCCGGCTGGCAGTGTTCTTGGTGCGCCAGCGTTTATTCTGGCGCGGGTTGATGCGGAGGTGCGATAGTGGGTGCCGGAATCGTCAATGGCATTGATGGCATGATGGTCTCCGTGTCTGTACTTGACGCGTGCGGTGATCGCGCCGTTGGTGGGTCTCGGTCAATGCGGTGTTACGGTCAGGCGTCTATTGGCGATTATGTTCTGGTTTGTTGTGATAGTCATGGGGTCGAGTTCTGCGTTTGCTTCGCAGCGCAGGGATTGCCTGGCATTCCTGGTTCCGAGGGTCCGCAGGGCGTAGATGGTCCTATGGGTCCGCAAGGCGCTCAGGGTATTCCTGGTCCGCAGGGCGATGTTGGTCCGCAAGGCGAAACGGGTCCGCAGGGCGAAGAAGGGCCGATGGGTCTGCAGGGCGATGTTGGTCCGCAAGGCGAAACGGGTCCGCAGGGCTTCGAAGGGCCGATGGGTCCGCAGGGCCAAGAAGGGCCGCCTGGCCCTCCGGGGTTGCCTGGTGGTTCTTACTAGGGTCAATCGTAGTGGTTTTTTTGTGGGGGTGTTTTATGCCGGGTCCGGTTTTTGTTGGTCGTGGTCAAGTCTATGGCGGTAATGGCTTGCAGGGCGCTGGTCAGTATCAGTACGACCAGCAGAATCAGCGTCCGCAGCCTGGGCCGCGCATGGGTTTTACCGGATTCGACCGCGAGGCGATGATGGATCGTCTGTCGCAACAGCGTAGCGGGCAGCTTCGTAATCAGATGGATTACGAAGATCAGGAACGTAGCGCGAATGCCGGGTCGGGTCATCCGATGGTTCGTAACGATCAGGGCGTTCTTGGTCGCGATCCGCGATATTTTCCGCCAACGAATCAGGGTTCTCCTACCGGTTTCGGCGGCGGGTATCCTCCGGCTGGCAATGGCCCGAATCTGTTTGGCGGCGATCCGATGGTCGCGGCTACTAATCGGGCGGTTAATGGCGGTGGTGCTGGTGGCGCGTATAATTGGAGCGCCCCTTCGACGCAAGGCCCTTATTCCGAGAGCGTGCCGGCACAGTACGGTTGGGGTTTCCAGCCGTCGCAAAACGGCTACGGCCGTGGTTATGCGCCGTCGAACGAGCAAGTCAATCGTTACGGGAACGGCAACAATGATCGTGGCGGTTACGGTGGCGCTGGCGATCAGAATCCGTACGCTCCTCCGCAGATTTCGCCGCAAGAACAGGCGCAACGTGCCGTGCGACAGCGGATCGCTGAGGGTCTGGCTGGGAGGGTTGATTTGCCGGCCGGGCACCTTGCTACGTATGTTGCGACTGGCCAGAAGAGTCAGCAATTGCAAGACGCAATGGATTTGCGTGGCCGGCAAGGCATTGCCGATCCGACTACCGGCGAAACCAAGTGGATTACTGCCGCTCCTGGGATGCAAACCACGGCGGAGCGTTCGATGTTGAAGGACTCGTACAATAAGCAGAATTATGGGTCGTTTAACCCTGCTTCTCAATGGTCGGCTCAGTATGACGCTGCCGAAAAATCTGCGCATGACGCTGCGGGGCAGGCGTGGCAGAATAATCGTGATGGCTCGTCTACCCCGGAGGATGCTGCGTATGCGAAGTTGCAGGGGTGGCACCAGCAGTTCTCGCAGCTTCAAGGGGCCGGCGGCACCGATGGATTGAACGAGAACGAGTGGATTGCTCGTAAGTGGCTACAGAACCAAAATGGCGACGCGGCTGGCTTGCAGCAATTCGGGGCCTATCGGGATCAGCAGAACAGGTATTCCGGTGGTATCAATATTGCCGGCGAGGACAAGCAAGATGCTTACGGTCGCCTGCAGGCCGGGGCCGGCAATATTATTCCTGACGGGTCTGGTGGTCAGCGTATGCGGCAGGCGTCCGATGGCAATGCTATTCAGAACATGACGGCGTTTACGGAGGGTGCCGGGGCCATTAAGAACGCTGCTATGAGCGACAACGATAAGTTCGCTAAGAGCCAAGGTGAATTGTGGCAGGGCGATCAGGCGGCGTCTCGTGCTTACCTAGAGAGAGAACGTGCGAGTGATTTGGCGATGCAGACGGCCAAGACTGGCGCTGTTGTTCAGGGTACGCAGGACCAGTCCAAGCTCGCCGGTGCGCAGGCGACTGGGATTAACGTCGCTGCTTCTGGGGCTGCATTGGATCAGGTGCGTGGTGGTCCGATTAACCAGTCGCAGGGCAAGGCGATGGGGTCGATTCTTGGCCAGTCGGCTTCTCCTGGTGGCTTCTCGCCTGGCGGTGATAATGCCGGTTCTGGCGGTCCTGCCGCCCTTGGCGATGCAATGGCGACGAATCGCGACTATGACACCGGGTTTGCTCAGAGTGGGGCTGGCAAGTGGTGGGGCGAGGCCGAAGGCCGCGCGCAAGGTGTTGATCCGAATGCGATTTTTACCTGGCAGAACAATACCGGCGTTCTGAAGGCCATTGGCGAGTTCGGGCGTAACATTCAGTCGATGTCTGCCGCCGATCTGACGAAGTATCGTCCCGAGATGTTGCAGCGTTTGAATCACATGGAGGCGACGCTCGGTTCTCAGTGGGGCGCGAGTAGTTGGGCTCGCGTCGACGGCGAGTGGACCGACATTCAGGCGTCGATTGATCGGATTCGCAAGTCGCTGACTGGCGGGTCTGGTGCCGATCCCCGGATGGGTGTTCCGACGGCCGCGCAGGCGGCTGGGGTTAGGCCGTCTACGGCTAAATAGCAGTCTTTGTCGGCGGCGTGTGGTTCGGTTTGGTGATGATTGACGCGAATATCACCCCGACCCACACGCTTGCCGGCAGGATCAGTAGCAGTGCGTCAGAATTGGGCGTTTGAAGCAGGTAGAGTAAACTGACGGCTGTTATGGCTATGCTAATTGCTACTCCTCCGATTGTCCATCTGCGCCATGTGTCCATTTTATCTTCCTCCTTGATTGTGTTACGATAATCTCTCCTTTCTGTTTGTCAAGGAAATTCTTTAATGGGCGACTCCCAAACTACGCCGGGCTTTATGCGCTCCGTAGGGGATGCCCTTGACGCTTCGCAGTATGGCGTTTTTAACCTCCTGGCGGGCCGACCTTATCAGGCGGCGCGGGCGTTCAATTACTACAATCCTGTCTCATTGTTGTCCAAGCTGCTACCAGATTCTCTGAGGGACTATCTCCCGCAGGTCGTTCGGGATTGGACGACCGATCCTATTGATGACGACGTTCGCGAGCACTTCTCGGATGTCTTGGGGGCCTGGGGTGTTCCCGAGGGCACCGAACGCGATGTTGCCGGCTTTGCCGGTGACATGATTTTGCATCCGCTTAACCTTATCGCCGGCCTTGGCGTTGCCAGCAAGGCCGGTAAGACTGGGTTGATGTTGTCCCGCGCCGATAGCGCGGTCGAGGCTGGGTCTACGCTTGGTCGGGCGGCTCTCGCCGTGTCTTTGACCGGTGACGCGGGCCGGTACGTTGACGGTGCCGGGCAGGTTCAGCGAGCCTCGAATCTGTTTGATCTGTATCGTGCCGGTGGCGACACGATTGCGAAGTCTTATGCTGAACAGGCGGCGCGCGGCCAGCGCTCGCTCTTGTCGGTCTACGGGTTGCCGCCAATTGGCACTGCTGACCCGATCAGTCAAGGCGTGTTCAAGGCCGCTGATGCTGTTATGCCTACCCTGCAGCGTTGGGGCGAGGGTAATCGTGCTGTGGCCGCCGGCTTGCGCTTCGTTGCTGGTCCTTATGGCGATTTGCCTGCAAACGTGCGGGCGGAAGTAGAGAAGGTGTCCGATAATTCGGTCGGTCTTGAGTCGCAATTCATCCAAGAGGGATTGACGGACGCGATGAAGGCGCAGGCGCGCCAAATGGGCGATCAGGCTGTTGGCGAGGCGACTGATACTGCCCTGCGTGATTATAACTTGCGGGTTCCCGATGGTGTTGCCCCTAGAGAGAAAATTGCCGGCGGGGCGATGGATTCGGCTCTTGAGCATGGGGCTGTTGCCGATGCTGGCGAGATTAGCCAATCAGTCCACGATTCTTCTGCCGGCCGCGTGGCCCTGTCGTCCGACTACAATCGTCTTTTGCCCGGCTATTCTGACCCGAAACGCGTGGTTGGTATGTTTGCCGCCCACCTGGCCGAGACTGGTGGTGAGGTGGCCGGCGAGATTGCGCGCCGGTTGGGTTCCGGCCAGGCTCGGCCGTCTGATAATGTTCTGCTTCAGAATGCCCTTGCTTCTGGCTGGGAACCTGATGTCTCTCCTGATTTCGTGGCTCACGCTACGGCTGTGGGCAAGATGCTTGCTAAAGTCGGGCGTGATGGCGACGCCGGCGACTTCCGGCGCGCTGCGGCGATTGCCAGTGGCCAGAAAATGCGGGCGCAGGATGTTATTGACACCCTTGGGCAGGTTGCTGGTCGCGATGGGCAGGCGCGCGTCTACGATGTTCTGACTAATCGGCGAAACGTCAGCTTGTCGCCTGTCGAGCAACTGCTGCACGATACCGCTAAAGGCGTGATGGACAAAGCCTTCGAAGCGGAGGCCGCCGCCGGTCTTGTCGATCCGCGACGGAAGATTGCCCATTACATGCCGATGCAGATGGACTTTGCTAAGACGCCTTGGCGTGTGCGTCGGCAATTTGGCAAACTCGTTAAGGATTTGCAGGCACAGCGCGGGCAGCCTAGTTCAATCAAGGGGTATCTGTCTCGTGCCGGTCTTGAGATTACAGATGACACGGCTGCCGAATTGGCCAGCAATCCTGGCGCTTTTGAGAATCTCTTTCACAAATGGCGGGTGTTTCCGACTGCGGAACATGCCGAGAAGTTTGGCATGGTACTTGACAAGAACGTCGCGAAGCTGGTGTCGTTTCGTGCCAAGGCGAGCGCCGAGAGTACGGCGAGAGCGGTGGCCTTGCGTGGGGCGATGGGTCGGCTCAAGAATTGGCCGACTATTGGCGAAGTTGTTGGTCGGCGGATGGGCACCAACTTTGCTTCGCTGGCGGATCGGGCCGAGCAAGTCTCCCCGGCAACGGCGCATATGTTGCCTCAAGGGGCGCGTTGGCGCGCGAACGTCCTGCAAGAGGCGGCCGATCTCTATACGCAAGAGGGATTCAGGAAGCTGATTCTTGGTGGTCCGACCGATCCGGCGCTGCGGGCGCTGGCGAAGCATTCGGACTTCTGGCAGCGCTTGGCCGGCCGGGGGGCTTCTGATGGCGAGAAGGCATATATTAAGGCGCTGGCCAAGATGGGCGAGCGTCCGGCTTGGGCGCAGCAGCTGGATCATAGTCGCTTGTTCTCGGCTCTTAAGTACGCTGGCCGCCTGTCTAAGGCGGTTGTCACCCTGCCGTTTCCCGCTTTTCATGTGCGCAATGCGATTCTTGGACACCCCTTCCAGAACATGACGGAAATGGGTCTCAAGGCGCTTGATCCTCGCCTTTTTCTCAAGGGCGTCCACGCGATGTACGATCCCGAGCGGGCCGGGGCGTTCTCGCGGTGGTTCCACGAGGGGGTGTTGCGCCACGATAAAAATGGTGGTATTGTCTCTGGCACAGGGAAGTTTATTCCGTGGAAGCAATTGCGGAATGATACGGGCCGGCTTGGTGGGTTGCTTAACTATGCCGAGAACGATCTTGGTATTGGTGCTTCTCCTGCCAGTGTGTCTCGCTGGTATCACCAGATTAACCCGTTTGATCTGGAAAATTTTGCGATTTATCGCCACGGTGGCCGCCTCTCTACCGGTATCGAAAACCGCCAGGCGATGACGAATGTGATTCATGGTGTCGAGCAAGGCAAGTCTTTGCCGATGGCTGTGGAGTCTCGGCATCGTGCCTTGTTCAATTATGACTCTAAGAATTACACTCACCTTGAGAACGAAGTTCTTAATCACCTGATGATGTTCTACAAGTTTACCAAAGGTGAGACCGGGCAGGGGCTGCGGACGCTGGCGACTAACCCACGCGTAGCACACTTGCAAATGGGGCTGTTCCCGGCGGCGAGTCAGTTGATGGGGTCGAAGGAGGCGGATCGTTCGACCGCGCGAATGAAAGAGTTGACGCTTGGCAAGGTTGTTCAGGTTGTTCCGCGCGGGCAGGACAATTACGGTCGGTGGGTCTGCCGGCTGTACGTGGATGGGGTTGATGTCTCGGCTACCATGTTGAAAGAGGGCTTGGCTCGTCCTGCTTATGAGGACATGAAAGCCAAGGTTTTTAGGCGGGGCGCGAAAGTTTCGGCTTGCCCTGCTGGAAATCACCGGGTGGTTTCCGTTTCCGACGGCGACACGTTGAAGTTAGACAACGGCGAGACGGTGCGCGTCGAGGACATTGATGCGCCCGAGACGACGCTGGATCGTGAAGATGAGTTGCTGGGGCGGTACAACCCCTGGGTGGCTAACCGGCAGCATTTGCGGCTGGGGATCAATGCCGAGGATAATAATCCCAACTACCTTACTGGGTTGGAGTTTCCGCTTGCCGACACGCTGGATATGTTTGCTGACGGTTTGTCTGGCGCTGAGAGTCACGTGCTGGGGCGTCTACAGCCTTGGTTGCGAGTTGGACCCGAAGTGGCCCTTAATCGGTCCTTTGCTTTTGGGACGCCGATAACGGATTATGATACTGGGTCGCCGGTCCTTTCGGCGGTGGGCCTTGGCGACGAAGAGTGTGGCAAAAAGGGCTTTAAGTACCGTGCCGATCCGTATCTGTTGCACGCGATTGGCGCGAGTCCTTTCTCCCGGTTATATGCGACGGCCAAGGCTGCTGTTGATCCTCGAAAGTCGTTTACGGAGCGGATGGTCAACCTCTTCTCTGGCATGAAGGTAACGACGGTCGATCAGCGTCAATTGCAGCGTAATGAGAAAATGCGGCTGCGTGCCGCTGGTGTTAAGGGTAACTGGGATTAATTGGAGGTGGGTGATGCGAAAGTATCTGGTGCTGGTCTCCGTAATGGTGGTGCTGTTCGCCGGCTGTACGGCTGCGGTGTCTACGGTCGCTCCCGAGCCGGCCAAGTTGGGGGCTACTGAGGCGGTGTCTCTGCTGTCCGCGCTCAAGGCGACGCTGACCGACAATGGGACGGCGGCGCAGAATGCGCTGGTGGACGAAGCGATTGGTCTGTCGGTGAACACGGCGAATACCGTTGGCCCGCCCGCCACTGCGCCCGACAATAAGCAGCATATTGCCGCCCTTGTGCAGTCGGATGCGCAAGAAAAATCTGCCCCGACTTCTGCTGCCAAGGCTGCTGCGCGCGCCATTGCGGCTGCGGAGAATAAGGCTGGGCAATCTAATGTGAGTGCCCTGGCCGCGTCTGTTGCCACTGCGGAGGCGTCTAAGTCTCAAGTAAATGTCGCTGGTGGTATTAATGCTGCGGTGACTTCTGCCGAGGGCGGCGGCGGGTGGGTGTCTATTCTTTTGGCTGCGATTGGCGGCGCATTGCCGGTGGCTGGCGTAGCTTACGCGAAACACAAACAGGTTGGTGCGATGCAGGATCATAATGATTCGCTGGCTTCTGTTGTGACGGCACTGACGGCTGCGGCGGCGACCGTTATTGCTCCGCCGGCTGCGACTGCTCCGCCGCCTGTGGCCACGGTGGACCCGTTGGCGAATAAGATGGCTGCGTAAATGCGCTGGGTTGTTGTGCTGATAGGGGAGGGTGGCTTTTGTGGTCCGCCTCTCCCCTTTTCTTTTGGGGTGTTGCGGATCGGAGGTAGTCATGGTAAAGTCTGCTTCTCGTTCGGGCGTGTCCGCGAGTTTCCTCTCTTGCCTGCTTTCGTGTCCTCGTAAAGCCTTTTGGAAATATCAGTTGGGCCTCAAGCCCAAGGGATACTCCCCTGCGCTGGAATGGGGTACTGGGTGGCACGCTTTTCTTGAGGGGTGGGGGCAGGGTGAGCCGGTTGAAACTGCGTTGAATCGTACCTGGGCGAGTGTCGCCAAAGTGCCGTCTGATTGGCAGGAAGATTGGATTCCGCAGTTTAGCGCCTTGGCTGCTGGGTACGCAACCCATTATGGGCCGGATGGCAGGGGCCTCTATACCGGACTTGTTCTTGACAAAACGGAGGTTGAGTTTTCGTTTCGGTGCGGCGGGATTGATGTCGAGGGGCGTATGGACGCCCTGGGGCACTTGGCCCAGTCTGGTTTGTTGGTTCTTCCTGAGTACAAGTCGGCGTCGCGAGTTGATTCGTCTTACTGGAAACGAGTAGCGATTGATCGGCAGCCGACGATGTATCTGATGGGTCTGGATGGCGTTCGGCATTGTCTTTGGGACGTGGTACGGAAACCCTTGCTGCGTCGTGCCGATGGTGAGAGTTCTGCTGCGTTTGGCTGTCGGCTTGCTGCGGATGTACGTAAGCGCCCTGGTCATTACTTTGAGCGGCAGTTGCTGGTTCGGACTGATGACGACTTTGCGGAAGTGCAAGCCGAGATTGCTTCGTCTTGGGAGTTGTGGCAGTGGTTGTCTACCTCTGGTCGTGGTCCCGAGTTCTGGCCTCGCAACCTGGGGTGTTGCGTACAATATGGAATTTGTGAATACTATGGTTTGTGTTCTGACCTGGCTGGGTCTAGTGCCAGGGTTGCCGGCGACTTTGAGCAAACATTTGCGGAGGTAGAAGATGGCGAAGATTGAACGGGTGGCGCAGGCTGGCGAGTTGGTGCCGGCGAAAGTTGACGTGGCCCGCGCCAAGCGTGGCCGTACTGTCGTGGTCTATTCTGAGGGTGGGCTTGGCAAGACGCGTTGCCTGGCGTCGCTCGGGTTGCTTGGCAAGACGTTGGTGATCGACATTGATGGTGGGCAAGAGTCGCTGGCCGGTGTGGCTGGCGCTGATAATGTCGACGTTGTTGAGGCCCGGCGGATCGAAGAGGTCGATACTTGCTACGAGAATCTGGGATCCGGGAAGTGGAAGTACGATTGCCTGGCGATTGATACGGCCAGCGAATTCGAGAAACTGGCCAGCATGGACTTGGCTGGCAAGCGCGGTAAGGAGTTTACGAGTCTGGCCGAATACGGCGATGGCGCGCAAAAGATGCGGGAATACTTCCGCAAGTTCAAAGACCTGGCCTCGCGGGGAATGCACGTGGTCTTTACGGCTCATGTACGCTCTGACAAAGAAGCTGAGGGCGGCGGGCTGTTAGTGATGCGCGCACGTCCGGCCTTTACGGCCGGTTTCTCGAAAGAGGTGATTCGCCTGGTCGATATTCAAGCATTTATGGTCTATGACCGGCAAGAGAAGGCGCGTTATTTCCTGCTTGACGCCGGAAATCCGGCGTACGACGCCAAGCGTCGGGGCAGTGTGCTGACGGATAAAGAGCCGGCCGATCTAGCCGCGCTTATTACCAAGTCCCTTTCTTAACGGAGGTCGTATGGATCAGGATCGTGCGGCGGTGTTAGACAAGTTGGCGCAGTGGGATCAGCAGTTTGGGCAGTCGGATGCGGCGGAAGATACGCGTATTCGGCGTATCGAGCCGGGCGATTACACGCTTGAGGTGGTGGCCGGCGACGTGTTTGAGACCAGTAAGGGCACGCCTGGCTACGGCCTCACCTGCAAGTCTGTGGTCGGCCCCGAGGTTGGCGGTCGCGTTCGCCTGGACATGTGGGCGAGCGAGAAGGGTTGGCCGATTACGATGCGCGACCTTCGCGATGTGTTTGGGGTGACGGTCACGCGGCGCACTGATCTCGGCAATCTGGACCTGGCCGGTCGGCGGTTCAAGGCGCGGGCCTCCGATGAAGCGTACGATTCGCAACAGAATGGGCCTTCCGTTAAGACGGTCCTATCGCGGTTGTCGCGGGTCTAGTCGTCGGGTATCCCTGGCCCGGCCGGCATTAGTGTGGTGCCGGCCGGGCTGTCTTTTTGGGCGGGAGAGTTTATGCACGCATTATTCCGACTTGAGGCGGTTCTCGGCGGTAAGAATCGAATGCGGTTTTTGCGGTCCTTTCCCGATCTAGCGAAGCTATTGCGTGGCGAGGAATGGAAAGATGGCGGGGAAAACATCTTCTATTCGACAAGCCATTGCAAAAATATCCCCGCCGTGACTTGTCCGTGGAAGAACAAGGGTGAGGATTTTGAGGCCCTTGGCTTCGTTTACTTCGACCTCGATCATCTTGATCCGGCGTTGGACCTTGGCGCGTTCGTGGAGCGTGCGGTTGATCCGCTGGTGGTTGCCTGGGCTGGCGAGGGTGTTGAGCGTTATTATGTTAGCAGTGGTCATGGACTGCACATTTTGGTGCGGATTCCGTCTGTGATTCGTGTCGAGTGGTTTGGTGAGGTGCGGGAGGCGTATCGCCACTTTGCCTTGGACCTTGAGAACCTTTTGCGGCGCGAGGGGGTTGATGGCGAGGCCGATTTGCAGGTGTTCGATCCTACTCGCTCGCTGCGAGTTCCTGGCACTGTGAACGCAAAGGCTGGGATGCCGCTGGTTGAATGTCGCTTGATTGCCGCGTTTGATGGCGGTCCCAGCGAGGTTTTTAGGCGTCTGCTTGAGGAATTTAAGATTCCGGCGGCTGATCGGTCGCGCGGGATTCCCAAGCAATTACTGGCTGATCGTGTTTTGGAGTTGAAGGGCACGATTGAGCACAAGCGGTATTTCCACGTGATGTGCCCGTTTCATGAAGAGACTACCCCCAGTCTTGTCGTCTATAAGGACGGCATGGAGTTCGGGTACGATTTGCACGTTCCGCGTGGCGAGCCTGGCTATCGGGTTCCGTTGTTCCATGTGTGGTGCCAGGCTAAGTATGGGGTAGTTGACGAGACGAAGCGCGGCGAGTTTGAGGGGCAGGCCCCTGGCGCTTCCCCTGGTGCAGCAAGGGGTATGGGCGCAGCCGATATTATTCGCCGGTGGTCTGATACGGCGATGCGATTTAAGTACAGTATTTGTGGGAAACTGTATTCTGAGGCCCTTAATCTTGTGGTTACGCGGAGCGCCTTCAGTGGCCTGTATGACACTGTGATTCTCGCTCGGTTAGTGGACGCCGATGAAGCGCATGAGGGCAAAAATCCGATGGGCGCTCGCGGCGCTCCTGGCTTATTCCGCGATTTTGCCCCGGCCGTGTTTGCGCAGTATGTGGGTCTGCTGCCTTCGGTTGAAGAAGTAGAGCGTGGTCCCGAGGATGCTACTGGTGAGGCTGTTAGGGCCGCCGTGACGCGTGCCATTTTTGTACGCCAACAAGTTACTGATGAGGCGACTGGCCAGCGTCGGTTCGGTTCGCTCGTTACCGGGCTGGCTCAGATGCGTAGCGGGCCGAGTGGGTGGCGTCGTATTCCAGAATTTCCTGCGTTTATGCGCGAAGAAAACAGGGCCGTCTCTGTAGCGATTGAGTTGGAGTTGTTGTTTTTGGCGAAGGTTGAGTTGGATGGGATTGGGACTCCTCAGTACGGCTCGGCGATGGAGTTGACCGGGATCGGCCGTGTGTGCGCAATTGAGAGTGCTGGGCGGTCGTATTCGGTTGTGGTGTTGCACAATTCGTTCTGGCGAAGGTATATTCTCGGCCAAACGGAGGTTGTCAATGAAGTTGAATCAGGAGTACCTGACACTAACTGAGGTTGTCGACTATTTGCGCTTAGCCCCTGGCGGCGGCGGTCGGCGAATTCTGATGCGCGCTATTGTTCGGGGTGAGCTTCGGACGGTGCGTTTGGGTCGTGGTCATCTGTTCCGGGTGGCGTGGCTGGATCAGTGGATGGAGGATTTGGCGTATGAGCAAAAGAAATCGATCCCAGTTGGGTTTGCAGCACTTTCAAGCTGATGTGTGTGTAGCCGGCATTGGTGGCGGCGTCGGCATGATCGCAAAGCTGTTGGCGGATAGTCACGTCAACGCCGGCCTCGGTGAGGGCCGTGTTAAACGTGTGGCGGAGCATGTGCGGGCTGAGGTGGCCGATGCCGGCGGCGGCGGCGATTCGGCTGCACATCTTGGCGAGGTAAGTGTTCCCGCTGGGCCTGGCCCCCTCTGTTCTGTCGCTGCTGAAGAGGTACCCTCCCGCCGCCGCTGTTTGGCGACGTTGCAGACACTCCCTTATCGCTTGATGCATCGGCGTGCGTCGGCCGCCCTCGCGTCGGTTTTTTAGTGGCGAGCCGTCTTTGGATCGCACGTGGATGAATGGCGTCTCTGCCTCGAAATGCAGATCGTTTCCCGTCAATCGCAATAGTTCGCCCGCTCGTAGCCCGGTGTGTAGTGCGACCATAAGGAAATCGTAGGCTATCGGGTCGCTGTCCTTTTGGGCGGCGGCGAGGATTTTGGGGATGTCCGCGCGCGGAATGAGCTTATCTTTGGCGATTCCGAGAGCCGCGTTGCTTGGTGATTGTTTGATGTTCTTAGCCGGCGACCTGGCTATTTTATCGTTGGCGATCAAGTAGTTAAAGAATGCCTTGAGGTTCCTAAGATGGCCATTAATGGTGTCGGGACTGAGATTCTCGCTTCGTCGCTGTTCAAGGTAGGCGATTATCTCTGTCCCGCTTATCATATCTACTGTGCGAAGACCGCTCTGTGCCGCCAGAAGGCTGAGGCTGTGTTGTCGCATCGTGATCGTGCGCGGGGCGTGATTCATGCGTCTACACTCCGCGACATACTCGTCGATTGCTATTTGAAGCGGTAGGTGGTTTGTCGTCGTTGCGGTTGGCTCTTGGGGTCCGTAATTGATCGTTTGTTCGATTGCGGCGCGGGCTTCGTTTGCGTATTGACGGTTTCCACCAAGAGCCTTATAATATCGTACGCCCAGGATGGTCCAGTAGGCTTGGTAGTTCTTTCCGCGCTTGATGACGTGAACCGTTGTGAATCGCGGATGTCTAATGTCTTGCATAGCGAGTCCCTCGGCCTTTGGGGTGTTGCGAAATCGTTGCAAGGGGAGTATACTGCGGTCCGTGGGTCCGTGCAAGGGAAAAGTAGGTTTGCTGTAAATCGTGCGTTTTAAGTGCTTTGCGATGCGTGTGTGCCCATAGCGCAACTGGATAGAGCGTCAGCCTTCGAAATTGTTGGCGTCCTTCTTGTTGCCCACGAAAACAGCCTACAAAAAAGAAACGTGGTTCAGAAACGCCGTTTGCCGGCGGCTGATGGTTGTTGCGCGGCGCTCGCTTGCGAATGGGCGTTGCAAAATCGGCGCAGAATCGTTGCAAGATAGGGGCACTCTATGAGCGATGCGATTTGTCCGGGGTGCCCACTTGGCGATGGCGGCTTTTGCTGGGGGTTTGGCCAAGCGAAGAGTGCCGAGTTGCGCGTGCAATGTGATATGGTCGTGGCGTGTTCTGGTAGTCATGATTGCGGCGATCCGGCGAACCTTTACCCCCAGGTGAAGAGTGAATCTTGAGTCGGCCAAGGCTGTTCTCGGCATAACGGAATTGAAGGCTGGACAGGATCGTGTGATTAACGCGGTTCTGGCTGGCCACGATGTTTTGGCGGTCTTTCCTACCGGCTGGGGTAAGAGCGCTTGCTTCCAGATTCCGGCGCTAATGAGCGATGGTCTGACGGTTGTATTCAGCCCGCTTATCGCCCTAATGAAGGATCAAGTGGACGGTCTGCGACGGCGCGGTGTAAAGGCGGCCCGGTTTGATTCGACCTTGAACGCTAAGGAGCGTCGAGAAGTCGAGCATGAGTTGGGTCGTGGCGAAGTGCGGTTACTTTACATGGCCCCTGAACGGCTGCGGAATGAGGAGTGGATTTCTCGGTACGTGGCGTGCCAGTCGGTGCGGTACGTGGTGATTGATGAGGCACATTGTCTTGAGCGGTGGGGCAAAGACTTCCGCACCGCTTATCGTCTGCTTCCGAAATTCATTCGTCGCGTTCAGCCGGACAGCGTGATTGCGATGACGGCGACGGCGACGGAGGAGACCGAGAAGGCGGTGCGTGGGGTGTTGCGCGATACCCTGGTTAGAGAGTATGTTGTACCCCTGCGCGAGAATCTGTCCTACTCGAATTGCGACCGCTCGATTGATGGTCTATTGGAGTGGATTGGTGGCGATCTTGGCAAGCGCGGGATTATCTACTGTGGGGCTGTAGCTACCACGGTTGGTCTGGCGGGTCAAATTAACCGCGCTCTTGGTCGCGACGTGGCTGCGTCGTATAACGGCAAAATGGGACGTGGCGAGCGGAATGCGAGTCAAGATGCTTTCTCTTCTGGCGGCGTGACAATCCTGTGTGCGACTAACGCTTTCGGAATGGGCGTTGATGTTCCTGACATTCGCTTCATTATTCACTGGGACTTGCCGGGCACGGTTGATGACTACGTGCAGGAAAGCGGGCGCGCTGGCCGCGATGGTCTACCTTCGCGATGTGGGTTGTGTTTTTCGGGTCGCGGACTCGCCCTTCGTGAATTTCAAGTGCGCGAACGTAATCCTTATCGGTCGTCGTACGAAAAAGTCTTTGCGGCCCTGGCAAAGCGTGGTCGCGGAGAGATAAGGTGCCCGTCGTCGGTGTTGTCCAGTGAGTGCGGCGTCTCTGAGGGCGAGGTGCAGACCGTCCTCCGCGTGCTGGCTGCCGAAGGGGTCCTGGCTCGGTTCCCCTGCGAAGAACGTGGCCCGGTTGTTAGTGTTCGGGCTGGTGGCGGCGTGACTCTTTCTGGCCGGTCTGAAGAAGTGTGGCGATTCCTTATTGGTGCAATTGAGGATAGCCGGGACGGGCGGGTTGCCCTTCGCGATTTGTCGGTTCCGTTGCACGTTTCCGATGTGACGATTCGCGGGTATTTGGTTGATTTTCGTGATGCGGGGCTGATTGATGTGGAGTGGCCCTATCATGGTTCGGTAACGGTGGTTTGCAAACCTACCCTTATGTCCGTCGACTGGGCCGCTTTGGAGGTCAAGGCGGTGGCGGATCGAGAGAAGCTAGAGCGAATGAAGGCGCTGCTCGATTGTGCGTGCGAGGAGCGGCCGGCGTTTATTGAGGCGTATTTCCGTGATAGTCAGCCGTCGTTAAATGCGCGGTTGGCTGAGTTGGATCAAGGGGATGAAGATGGGCAGGATGCAGCGCGAGAAGGGTCGCCGGACGGAATTGGAACTCTGTCATCTAATTCGTGAGTTTGGCCTGTTGGCGGCGCGTCAACGCGAAATGCAGTACACAAAGTGTGGCGTGGATGTTGTGATGGACGGGTCGGTGGCCTTTCAGTGCAAGTCGGGCCGTGCTATTAACGTGGCTGCGGCGTTGCGTGAGGCTGTTGGCGAGGGTGACGTACAGTATGCGGGGATGAAGCGGGCGGCGTGGGTGCGTTACGATAACGACACCCAAGGCTTCGTTGTGTTGCCTACTGGCGACTTCCTGAAACTCTATTGTGAGGCTAAAGATGGACGATGTCTTGCTGAAAAGAGCCTCGCCCTTGTTGGAGCAATTGCGGAGGTCAATAGCGGGGTTGTTGGCCCTGTCGGAGTTCGAGCGGGAGAACCTGGGGTCGTCGGAAGTGTACTCGCAAACCTGGACGGAGGCGTACAAGAGCCTGGGGTTGCGCCCGCCGGCTGTGGACAGCAAGGCGGTGGCGGAATTTAACCGGGCTGGCGTTGAGGTTTGTATTGACGTGGGCGGTCAGCCGGTGTGGGTTGTTGGCGAGGCGACTGGCATTCCTGATCGGGTCGAGTTTACGGCGCAGGGCGTCGCCTTCCTATTGGCCTGCCAGGAGGCGTTTGGTGGCAAGGTTATCTCTGTTGGGCGGAGGAAGTGATGAGTCTACTGATCGGACTGGTCGGCAAGGCGCGCTCGGGCAAAGATACCGTGGCTTCGATGATGGTGACGGCGAACGGTTGCCCGTTTGTGCGGGTCGCCTTTGCGGACGAAGTTCGGCGCGTGGCGAGGGAAATGGGTTGGGATGGGTTGAAAGATGAACGCGGCCGGCGGCTGTTGCAGCAATTGGGTGGTGACGTAGGACGCGCTTACGATCCGCTCTTGTGGGTCAAACGTGGCATGGCCAAGGTGCGGCAGGCCCGCGATGACGACGGGCGTTCTGTCGTGGTGACGGATTGTCGCTATCGTAATGAGGTGGATGCGATTCGCGCTGCTGGCGGGGCGATCTGGCGGATCGTGCGGCATACCGGCGAGGGGTTGACGGGCGATGCGGCGGCGCATTCGAGCGAGACGGCGCTCGATGATTATAAATGCGACCGTGTTATCGTCAACGATGGGACGTATGACGAATTGCGGGCGGTGGTGCGACTCAGTTTGTATGATCTGACATTTGCGAAGGGGGAGGCTTATGGTCAACCGGGTGGTGCCACTTTGGCAGTCGCGCCAGTACGTGGATAGCAATGGGGTATTGGTCGGGAGCTTGCCTGGTCCGGGCCGAACGCTGGAACATTCGTGGCGGGCGCGATGCTGGGTGGACGATAATCTGATGACTGACGGTGCGGCGTTTGCTGCCGGCGTGGCGTCGATACCGACTCCGGCTGCGATCTTTGGCGACACCGTTGGTGCCACGCTTAATACCTGGGACGGTAATCCGCCGAATTATTCGGATGTCGTGGTGGCCTACGGAACAGTCAGCGCTGTCGACGTTAGTGCAGACGGGGTTAGCACCAACGTCACTCTGACCGGCGTGGTTGGCGATCCCACTTCAGTCACCTCGCTTTATTCCGGTCAACACGACGTTGGCGAGTTGTTGATATACAATGGCAGTGGTGGCGACGTTTCTGGCCTGTGCGTGTGGGACGCCGGTAACGGGGTGTTGGTGTGCAACGCCGATTACGGAACCATGATGGGGATGATTGGCTCGGTAATAACCGTGGCCGGCAATTGGCTGATGACCAATCCGTCGGAAATGCCGCCGAATGTGACATTCGCGGTGGCAGACTCGCTTGGCGGTGTTCCGCGCGTTGTTCTGTTTGCCGAGTTCGTGTCTGATGCAAATGCTGGTGGGTGGTCGGCTGGTGACGTTAGTATGCTCCCCACGATGGATGGTCTGTCTTATCGCTGGCAGTACGCCGATGGTAGTTATGGTGGGGCGGTTCCTTTGGGCAACGCGTGCCGAGTCGTTGGCAGTGCCGCCGACGCGGTTCTGGCGGTTATTCCTGCCCCGGCTCCGTCAGATGGTGGAATGCCGGTCGGGTTGCAAATTGGGTGGGCTGGTCTGTCGCTTGGGGCGGCTGGGTGTTCAACCGTCCAGGCTGCGGCCGCGTTGCAGGTGAGATTTGTCGGCACTAATTAGGGGGTGTTAAAATGGCGTTGACGCAAAGTCAGTTGCAAGCGAGAAATTGGTTTGCGGCCCTGGCGGCGGTCCAGACGAAGGTTTCCAGTGTCGATCCGGCCGACGTTGCCGCTCTCAAGGTGGCAGGGGTGCTTGATGCCTCCGGCAGTTACGTGCCGGCGCTGCCGTCGCATTTGACGTTGACGATCACCAGTGGTGCGGGTAGCTGAAAAATCGCCCGATAGGCCCACTCCGCGTTTGTTGCGGTTCTTCTAGCCGTTGGTTTCGGCCAAGAAAATAAAAAAGAGCACCGGCCGTTATGGCTGGCGCTCTTTCATTTTGCGGGGTGGCGGCGGGATGGTGTTGAGTGCGCGGATCATGCTGGCGGCGACTTCTTTCCAGGTGATCTGCGGGAGGAAGCTGAGTTGCTTATGTGGCGAAAAGGGACGCTCCTCTGGCATTGGCCAACTCCTCAAAATTGGAGGTATCGACGCAGAATACGGCGAGGTGATCCTTGAGTTCGGCGAGTTGTTCTTTTTCGACCTCGGCGATGTAATCGCCGCTGTCGCTTTCGACTCCCCACAACCCACTGCTGGTGAAGCGTTCGGTGCGGCGACAGTTTGGCGAGTCGGGATACGAGACGATGGCCTCGGCAAAGACTCCAAGGCTTTGCCAATCACCCCGATTGTAAGCCTCCATGCGCTCGAAGTCTTGCCGGGGTGAATCTGGGTTGCCGGTCTGTTCTCCCGTCATGGCTGGGATGAAGTATCGGAATTCTCTGGTGCCGGCGTTGGCGCGGAAGATGGCCCCTGGCTGGTTGGTGTTGGAGTAGTTGCCGAGGTTGGTGAGGTCGGGCTGCTCGTCGATTTTGTGGCGGATGAAGACGCGTTCAATACGAATAGGGTGTCGCACGTTTTCTCCTTGTCGGCCCTGGTGGCCAGGTAAGTAAGGTATTCGGGTGCGCGCACGCCGAGGAATTTGCCTGGGGCTTCGCCGGGGATAGGCAGGTGTTCAAGAACGTCGGCCCACGACGCGGTTATCCAGGTGCGAGTGCCTTGTGGCCTGAAGGCGATCCCGTCCTGGTCGATGCGCACGATGAGTTCGTGTGAGCGCATCTTGAGATCGAACGCGCGTATTGACCTGGATAGCGGTTTAAGTAGCGGGGTAATCATTGGCCACCTGTTTCAGGGCGCGATTGAAGTTGGCGCGTTCAGCGAGCGATAGGCGGCAAACCATTTGCGCGTTGTCGTCTCCCCAGTAGAGCGAGACGTAGTTGCCGCCGGTAAAGTGGCGGGTCTGGAATCCGTGTTCCTGCCAGTAGCGCACGTGGCGGATGCCGTGCACGTAAGCGGCAAGGGCGGCGGCGTCGAAATCCTGCCCGAAATCATCGTATTCGCCCGCGTCGCCGAGTCGCATCCAAAGGTGATTCATTTGGCGTGGTCCTCAAATAGGGTGAGTTGCTTGGTCGGGTCGGTGAAGTGCGGAATGGCCAAGATGACGCGGCAGGTTTCGAGGAGTTTCTTGCCGACCAGTTTAACCGGCTTCATTTCGCGCGGCGCGCCTTTGTAATTCATCAAGGTGATAGTCGGCTTATCGTCGCCCTTGGTGACGTAGCTGATCTCGGCGTTGGTGTAAGAGCGCCAAACGCCAAGTTCGGTAGTGATGCAGCGAGCCAGGGCCTCATCATTCAGGCCGTTTTTGCGGCGGTAATCCCAACGCGTCCGGGCGTTGCTCAGGTGGTGTGTGGCGTGGATCACGGCCAGGGCGATGGCCACGTCTTGTGGGCCGGTGTCTGCAGGTGAGGTAGTCACTGCAGAGGTAGCAGTATTCGCCTGTGTAGCAGATGCTTGCCGGCATTCAGCGTTCTCCATCTTCGTCCTCGGGCGGGGCGGTCGGTTCGGTTTCCATAGCAATGCCGTGCGCGATGAGTTCTTGCAGATCGTTGCCCAACTCTTTGCGTTCGCGAGGATCGGCGAGGTCGATCAACTCCATGTGATTGAGGCTGCCGACGCATTCGCCGTTGTTCAAGACGGCGCGAATATCAACCATGACGACTCCTGGCGAGCGGTAGTTAGGCGGGAATGTAAGCGTTCAGGCCGACGACGACGTTCTTGCCGTCAATCGTGATGTTTGTCCGGGCGTTGCCGTTCGTGCTGGCGACGATCAGGCTCTTGCCACTTTTGCTGCGCTGCGGCGGGGAGTTGACCGGGATGGTGATGACCAAGTCTTTGCCGACGAGTTCGACTTTCATGTGTGGTTCCTTTTTGAAAAAAAGGGCAGCGCGGCGGCTACCGGTAGGCTCGTAGTCTCAATTGCTCCCGCACCGCGTCTGCCCGTCTGTACGCCGTGGCCGGTGGCCACTGACCGGCCCGCCCAGCTTGGCGGTTGTCCGCAGACACGGCGTAGCTAGGCCGTCAGTAACTCCAACGCGTGGGTGGTATTCGTCTGCCGCGAACCCATCCAAACGCTGTTCAGGTACGACTCGTTATCGCCGCGCGTGGGGCGGTGCCAGGTCTCGTACTCGGCGAAGGCGTTAAACGCGCCCCATTTGGTTCCGCGAACGCACTCGAATTCGCTGAAGCCCTTTTCCGCTCCGGCGAATAGCGTGGTGATCGCATCGCGGTAGCCCTGGCGCATGGTGAGCGTCTTGCCTTCCATCGCTGGCGTGACCGGGCAGATCACGTCGAGCATGTCCTTCATTTGCTGGTCCGTGAACCGCTCGGCGGCGAGGCGTGTCATCGTCTCGCGGAACACCTCGAAATAGCGGGTGACGCTGGCGAAGTGCGTTTTGGCAGCGTCGAGCCGGCTGCGGAAGTTGCCGGTGTGCCGGACAAAGAACGTCTGGCTGGCCCCGCGAAGTGCAGCATTCAGCGTGTTCTGGCAAACGACGCGGATCGGGGTGTTGAGAATTTTGAAGCTGCCGCTCCCGTCGTGGAAGTTGACCAGCAGCATGTACGGATCGACGCGATCCCCGCCCGGCAATTCGATTGGCGTGGGGATTTTGGCCAGCAGCCAGACCTTCTCGCCCTGGCCGAGCGCGCCGGCGGTGTGGTAGATGGCCAGTCGCTCGCCTACCAAGGCGTCCATGAACTCAAACGCCTGGCTGTTCTGAATCTCCTTGAAGCGATTGCCGACCACGCCGAGAGCGACGCCATTGTCCTTGCGAACGATGGCGAAGTTGTTGGCGACTTGCAGGCCCCGGATGGATTCGTCAATCGGGCTGGCCAGGAAGATCGGCTGGCGTTCGACTTCCCAGTCGATACCGCCGAGTTTGAGGGCCGCGCCGGAAGTGACTTCCGATTCGACGGCCGTGCCCTGGCCGTGCCACGGCACCTGGCCGGCGTAGAACATGGATTGCAAGTTAGCGGCCATTGAAGTCCTTTCGAATGGGGGTTTCGTAACGGGCGTCCCACCAATCGCCGACGGCGAGGCAGAACATATCCCAAATGTCGCGGAGCATGGGTGACTCCTTTTATGTGAAGGTCATGGCTTCTTTGAGTCTGCTTCGCAGGCTCTTGACCGTGTTGTTCAGCTTGCGACGTTCGGCTTTGAGTTTGGCGATTTCCTTTTGCGCGGCTTCGCAATTGTGGCAGAAGCCGGTAACTTGCGGCGTGTCTGTCATATTCGCCTCGCTTGGTTAAGTGATGCCCGGCCGCCGGGAAGGACTCACACAGCGGCCGGGCTTCGGGCTGGGTTGACCAGACCCAGGCCGAATACTATCACATATGCGGGGCACAGCAACACCCCACGGTCGGTCCGGCATGGCTACCTCGAAATGTCGTTGTCGAGCAGGTTTAGCTGGAAATCGCAGTCCATCGGGAAACCGCGCAAATGCTTGGTGAACTGGGCGACCATCAGGCCGGCGCAGACGTTCGCGCAGTAGATGGTGCTCTTGGCGGTACAGGGCAGCGGCTCGGCCTCGGCGGCGGGAAAGAGCGTGGTCGGGTAGTGTTCAAGGCTGGTGATGGGGTCCTCGGAGTCGCCGCGATTGCGGTTGTAGCAGTTAGGCGAAACCGTGATGATGCGCATCGTTTCGGCGGCCATGCGTCCGTCCACGTAGAACGGGACGGCGAAGTCGGCGCAGGGTTTGGCCAAGACCTGCCAGATGAACGTGCGGGCGTCAATCGAATCGACGCAGGTGAAGATGGCCGGCGTGAGCGGCGTGAAAGCGTGGAAGCGTTCGAAGTAGTTGGTGATGCGGGCCTGCGGGTTGAGGCGGAAACACGCCTGGGCCGTAGCGTCCACCTTGCTCTTGCCGATGTCGTCGGGATTGTAACCCTGCGGTCCGAGGTTGACATCTTCGACCTTGTCGAAGTCGATCAGGGTGAGTTGCGTCGCTCCCATTGCGGCCAATTGCAACGCAACCTGCCGGCCGATAGACCCGATGCCGATGATGGTAACGGGGTGGGCAAGCAGTGCGGCGGCCGGGACAATGTCTTTGTAGCGCCAGGCGCGGCGGTCCTCGGCGTGGGGCTGTGCGGTGATAACCTCAATCGGGGGTTCCTGGCTGGGCGGCGGTGTCGGCGTCAGGGTCGATGAGGTGAGCGTCTCGTTCAGCATTCCAAGCTCCTTCTTGTTGAATGTCGGTCAACGTGTCAATGATTGTTTCCTGGTCGTCGTTATTCAACGCCCGGAAGTGGTGGGTTATGGCGACGATGCGCTCGGCGTCGTCCTGAAAATGCGCTGCCGTCGACGCGGCGGTCGTGATTGCGGTGGCGTCGTCGCGGTGCGACGGGTCGTATCCGCTGGTTTGCTCGTACTCGTCCTGTTGCCACCATGGAGTCTTGAATTCGGTGTGGTTGTTAATCTGAGCAAGCTGGCGAGTGGTGTTGC